TACAAAGGACCTCCTCACAGTTGAGTTGCAATTTCACATGCCGCTGGAGTATGTCCAGCTTGGTTAGAACTTCAAAGGTCTGGGTGCCATCCTGCACCCTCCACCTGGCATCAATGTCTGGACGGTAGCGGATGATAATGGGGACCAAACTGATGGACACTGTCCTGCCAGCCCCAGTGGGCTCCAGGCCAGCGTTGGGATTGATGGAAGCATTGGTCTGGCCTACTACTTCCCAGCTTTCAATTTCATCCCCAGAGGCATTGGGTACAGGCCTCAGAAGGGTGACCCTTCTGTCCAGTTCCCCTGCATTTATTTCTGGTACCACTTAGTAGGCCCCCTTGTAGTCCCGTTCTGGGAACAGGATGGCCAGGTAGCCCAGGGGAATCTCAGCCATGCTGCCTGCCACCACTGCCTCCCGGTTTCGGTACCAGTGGGCCACCAACAGATACATGGCCTGCTTTATGTTTTCCCCAACAGTGTCATCCAGGTCTGCATCAGCCCTCAGGTATCTTTGAGTGGTCAGCCTGGCTGCCATTTCCAGGCCCAGGAGGGTGGGGTCCTCATAGGTCTGGTCCAGGTCAATGTGGCAGTGTCGCTTTATCTCATCCAGATCCAGGATGGGGGGCAGCCCAGAGACTGATTTGGATGGTTTGTGGGCAGACCAGGTGGGGGCTGGGGTGACCCCCCACCATGGGGCATACAGAGTAATCAGGTTCCTCACAAAGTTATCCTGGTCCTGGGCTCCAGGGACATCGGGAGGGCCATAATAGGGGACTCTGGGAGGGCTCATACCAGGATCAAAGAGAGGGCCCAGCAGAACAGGCCCACAGCTATCAGGTTGAAACGGCTGGTGAGCCCAAGGGCAGCAGCCGCAAAGGCCATCAGGGCCATAATGATGAGCACCAATCTGGCAGTAATCATGACCTCACCCCCTTGGTTTCTGTTGGGCCCAGGGGGCGGCGGATCTCCACCACCCCCTGCTCTACCAGCTTCTGGGCCTCAGCATCTGGCAGGTAGGTAAACTGGCCAGGTACAAACTTGGTAGGCCCCACCTGGTGCTCAGTCTTGAAGACCACAGGTGTCACTGTGGCTATTCCTTTTTCCTACCTGCTACTTGGCCCTGGGTCCCCAGCACTATGGTGGGAGGTATGGTGCCTTTGACAAAGGCCTGGGGCCTGTAGACTGCCAGGGCAATCCGTTCCTCACAACGCATGGTGACCAGGTTGCGGATGAAGTCATCCTCATTCTCATAGGCCACATCCACACTGGGTGACTCCCTGTCAAACAGGGTGGCATTGGGTGGGAATGCACCAACGAGGAAGGTCCCAGGGGTCATTTCACTGGTCTGGACTACAGGCAGGCCCCACAGGGTGGCGGCTGCATAGTCAGAGGGTGGGCCACCCAGGATGTAGACTCCCTGGGCAGTCTTGGCAATTTGCATGGAGGCCCAGTCGATGGGATTCATGACAATGCCAGTGGGGGTGAAGCCAAGGCTACGGAGGTAGGCAATGGCGGCAGCCACCTGGTCTGCTGAATACAGAATGTCAGCAATGACATCGGCAGGCAGGGCAGTGGCCTGGGGCAGGATGCCATGCAGGTGGCCAGCCGCATTGTCCCCATGGAGCAATTCATGGTCTTCCTTTTTGGCCAGGCCATACAGGAGTTGATTGTCCACGGTGGAGGCAAAGTAGGGGGCATCGGCCAGCATCTGCCTGGACACCTTCACATAGTGGGCCAGGGTCCTGACAGGAGCCACCTTATCGGTGTAGGTCACATCGGACTGTGCTTTTTTGTCGCCCTCTAACAATTGATAATCTGCCAGGAGGTTCCAGGCCTCAATGACATATTCAATGGCATTGGTGCCTGACAATGTGGTCACTGTCAGCAGGTCCCTGACTCCCTGGGGCTGGGTGGGTGGGGCAATGTGGCCCACCCTCAATGGGGTGATGGGGTAGCCAGAGGCAGGCTGGGTGATGGTGCCAGCCACTTTCTGCTCACGGATTCTCACACCCTGGAGGCCCAATTGCAGCTTGGCCCTCTGGTCACTGCCAGAGGCCCAGGCCTTGAACTGTGGGGTGTCAATGAACTTCTGGCCCAGGCTGAGGCCAGCACCCTCTGCCTGTGGGCCACCTGGCCCCCTGGCAGTCAGTTCCTTTACCCTCCGCTCCAGGGCTCCTGGTAGATCCTTGGTGGCCTCCTTTACCTCACTGACCACCATGGCCTTGCAGGCCTCAGTAATCTTGGCAGCAGACTCATTGGCAATGGCCTGGACCTGGTCCTGGGTGAGGAACTTTTTATCGAGGGCTGCATCCCTCTCAGCCATGATGGTCTTTACTTCAGCAACAAACTCTATTTCTTGTGCCATGGGCATCCTTTTACCTTCTGAGGGCAGCCAATATAGCTGCCATAACTGGCTGCCCCCTGTGCCCAGCATCCCGCTGGGTAAGTGGCAAGTTCCCATCCGCATCAACGGAAAGGTACGGTTGCAGGCAAAGGGCTATCCGCTTGGCCTCCTCCCGCGAACAGTGGCCTGCATCCCGCAGGACCTGCTCTAAGTTGCGAACTGATTTGATGGAGTCTATCCTGGCTGACCTGTTGGCAGGGAATGGAGTGATGCTGGTTTCCCACAGTTCAATGCCCTTGAGTAGCCTGGTCTGGCTGGGCTCATCGTAGTCCACTTCAGTGGGTACAAAGCCTATGCTGAGGCCCATCCTGTACCCAATACTCTTGGCAGTCTGGAGCAGGGCATAAGTGTCTGCTGCCTGCCTGGACTCCAGGCTCAGGACTGCCTCGATGTAGAGCCCCTTGGCATCCTCAGCCAGGTCAGTACTGAAGCCAATATGCAGGTCAGAGTCATGATTCAGGAAGATTGGAATCATGCCCTTTTGATCCTTGATACTCTGGCCAAAGGCCCCAGGGAGTATCCTGTCCCCATAGAGGTCTTTGGTGTAGGCTGCTGCATAGCCAGTGAAGTGGCCAGTAGGCTCATCAGCCTTGGTGCTAAGCAGCAGTGGGAAACTCTTGTATTCCAACGGGGGCATCAGATGGTAACTCCTGCTCAGTGGCCTGAATCATATTCAGGGGCTGTAAGTAGATATTGCCTTCAGGGATGGTATTCATGTCTTCCAATTCCCTGATGTCATTAACTGATAGCCAGCCCCACTGCCTGCCTGTGGCATAGGCTGCATACCTGGTCTTAATATCTGACCTCTCAAAAGCAGCCAGATTCAACTTGTAGAAATAGAGCCCATCCAGTAACACTGTCTGGATGGTCCTCTCAAGGCTGGTAACTATGGGCTGGAGGGTATACTGGACAAACTCCAGCGACTGCTGTTCGACACTGGCATAAGTGGGCTTATCCAGGGCCCCCACCAGGTGGGGTGGTACCCCATAAATCCTGGCAATCTGCTCCACAGAAAGCCTCTGCTGGGCAACGAATTCCATTTGCTCAGGAGGCATAGCCAGGGCTGCATACTTGGTGCCCCCATCCAAGACCACCACATTGCCCACATTCTGGGGGCCAGAGTGTATCTGCTTCCAGGAGGTCCTGATGTCCTGTATCTGCTCTTTGGTCATGCTCCCTGGATACTCCAGCACCCCAGCAGGCCTGCCATTATTCAGCATCAGGCTCAGGGAGTAGCCCCTGGCAGCAGCCTCAACATCCAGAGTGGTCTTGTGATACTCAATGGGACTGAGGCCCATGATTCCATCCAGGCTGAACAGACGGAAATGCATGAGGGCCATGGGCTCATACTCTGTGACCTTGCCCAGGGCATCAGTGACCAGATACTTGTAGTAACTGCCATTGACCTGCACCCTCACCCTCTCTGGGGGTACCAGCCAGAGGGCAATGACCTCACCATCTATTGACTCTGGGATGGCATAGGCATTCCCATACAGCATCATGTGCAGCACAGCCGTCTGCCTGAACTGAACCATGGTCATGAGGGGATTAGGGGCCAAGGTCAGCATCCTGTAATAGGGGTGCTTCAGGGCCTTGACCTTGCCCTCCTGGGTCTGCTCATAGATCTGGGCAGGCAGGGCTGACACTGCCTCACTGATGACACGGCAGCAGGCCCACACGGCTGAGGACTGGAGGGCAGTGGTGACATCCTGGGAGGCTGAGGCCTGGGTGTTTGGATTCTCCACTTGCTTGGGGAATCTGGCACTACCACGGATGCGGCTCCAGGTGGAGCCTATGCCTGCCAGCAGGCCAGTGAATAATGACCTCCTAGTTAGATCCATGGTGTTAGTCCTCCATCGAAATCATGAAAACCCTGGGGGCTGAGGTCTGGGTCCTTCTAAGTCCCCTGTTAATACACATCAGCATGGCAGTGACCCCATCAATCTTTTTGTGTTCTGCTTCCTTTTCTGGCTGGATCAAATCCCCAGAGGCTCTGCGGCATCGGGTATTGCTGACCATCCAGGAAAGGATGGGGTCACCATCATGGTGAATCCGTTTGCCCAGCACCAGCCCCTCCATTTCCACCATGGCTGGGCTCATATTGGCTGCTGATTGCCTGACCTCTACAATGGGTTTCCTGATGCCCAGCTTCTGGATGGAATTGACAGGCTGCCCTGCATCAAAGGGGTCAAAGACAATCTCCAGCACATCATGCTGGGTGACCAGGCTGGCCAGGTCTTCAATGATCCTGTCAAAGTCAGTGACTGGCCCCTGGGTGGCAGTCAGGTGGCCCTGGACTTCCCAGCCCTGGTAGTGGCTGTTTTCAGCCCTGCTGATGGTGGACTCTGGCAGGTAGTAGTAGCCAAACACTGCCCACCAGTCCCTGGTGCCAGAGGGTGGGAAGACTGCCATCATGGCAGTAATGTCTGACCTTCTGGCCAGATCCAGGGCTATGTAGCACTGCTGACCCCCAAAGTCATCTATGTCCAGTCTGGGGTCTGCACATCTATCCCAGGACCCAGCAGGCAGCCAGGCAATATCAGCATTGGTCCAGATGCACAGATGTTTATTGAAAAAGGCATTCTGGGCTGAGGGCATGTGCTGGGCCCTCTTGGCCTCTGACCTGGTATTAGTAATGTACTTACTAATTTCCATGTTAGGGTTTGCCTTGAACCAGACATCCTCACTCCAGGGGTCATCATCATCGTCTATGGTGTAGATGATTCCAAAGTAGGAATCATCCTGGATGTGGCCATTGAGAATCTCCACCACATGGGACCTCTGGTCATAGCAGACGGAGGCTCTCGAGGTCCCCGCTGTGGTGATAGCCCATATCAGGGACTGTGACCTGGACCCAGTGGCAGTTTCCAGGACATCCCACAGGCCCCTGGTGGGGTGAGCATGTAATTCGTCAATAAGGGCAGCGTGGAGGTTCAGGCCATCCAGGTTGGAGTACTCAGCCGCCAGGGCTTCAAAGGTGGAGGCAGTCAGGGGGCAGGCAATGGCATGGGCCAGGACCTCTACCCCAAACTTCTGAAGGAAGCGGGGCTCCTTTCTGGCCATCAGTTGGGCATCAGTAAAGACCAGCTTGGCCTGCTTCAATGTGTTCGCGGCGCTGACCACATGGGCCCCAGCCTCCCCATCACAGGCCACCAGGTAGTTGCCAATGGCTGAGGTAATGGTGCTCTTGGCATTCTTCCTGGGTATCTCTGTGTAGCTGACCCTGAAGCGTCGAGACTCAGTGGCTGTGCACTTCCAGCCAAAGACAGTGGTAATCAGCCAGGCCTGCCAGGGCTCCAGCTTCAGCTTCATCTGGGCTGAGGCCCAGTCTCCATGGATGTGGGGGAATGCCTGGATAATCCCACAGACCCTATTGGCAGCAGCCTCATCAAAAAAGTAGGGCTGGTCTTTGCCCTTCCACCTGTCCAGGTCATTCAGGTGCCTCTGGCAGGCAAGCTGGACCCAGCGGCAGACATCCCGTTTGCCCTGGGCCACTTCCTGGGCATACTCCTGAGCCAGCTTCACCAAGGGGTAAGCTGGGGTGGCTACAGGCAGAGTCAGTTATCCAGTGGCACTCTCAATGTCATCCCACACAGAGCCCTCTGTGGGCATCAATTCACCCAGCATGATTCTGCTCCTGGAGGATGGGGTGAATCCCATTTCAGAGGCAGCCCTGAGCATGATGATGGCCTGCTTATTCTGGATGGCCAGGAAAGGATTCTGGATAATACCAGCCCCCTCTTTTTTGCTGGCCCTGGTCAGCAGGCCACCCTTTCGGACTTCCATGACGGCTATCTGGAAAGTGACATGGGCTGCCACCCATGTGGCCAGGGCCCCGGCATCCAGCCTCTTGAGCAGGCCTGGGGGGGCATTCTCAATGGCATAATTCCAGGCCTCCTGCATCAGCGGGTCCATCCAGGCAGGTGGTTCCTTGAGGTCACCAACAGGCCTGGGCTCAGCCTTGTTAATGGGCCTGCCACCTGGGTTACCCCTGATAATCTTGAGCATGGTGGGGGTGGGTCTATTCATGCAGTTACTTTCTCATGCCATTCCCTGAGGCTGGCAGCCTGGATGGGCTGGACTGCCTTCAGTTCCATGGCATATTTCCTGGGGTCAGGTGGAGCCAGCCCTGGCTTCAGCCTGAGTGGGGTGGTAAAGGACCGCCACTCGTTCACTATCTTATGCTGGGGCCTCTTAAACCTTCTGGTGGTGGTGGCCACTCCAGGCCAGAGCCGCTCCAGGGACCTGGCCATCTTGAGCCTGCCATCCCCCTGGTAGACTCCCGTATTGCCCCCCTTGAGTTTCATGGTCCTCACCTTGAACTGCACAAAGGCATTCACTGCCACTGTGCACCAGCCCCCACTGAGGACCTGGAGGCATAGGTCAGTGTCATCATTCAACTGGCTCCGCCACCTGTAGGGGATGGCAGTGTTAACCAGGGTGCAGGAGTACACATGCACATTGACTCTGAAGGGTGGCAGGAGGCAGCCATTGGGAGCAAACATTTCATAGTTAAGCCCAGCAATTGCAACATTCTCATACCTGTCCACAAAGTCCTCAATGCAGGTGAAGGCCAGATCAGAGTTACAGGGGATTCTTCGGCCCTCCTGCCTCCGCTTGATACACCAGATGTTATCGTCCAGTATCCAGAATCTGGAGGCCCCCTTGGCCAGGGCATCAGTAAAGCACCAGTTCCTTGCAAAGATAAGCCCCTGACCAGACTGGGGCAGGAGCCTCAAGTGGTCCTGGCCATACTTGCTGTAGGCTTCAGCCTCCTCCTGCTCCACCACCAGGTCAAATGGGGTGCCATCCTTGAGGAGGAAATTGGCAGTCAGACATTTGTCTGACCTGCCCTTACTTACAACGTAGATGGGGTAGTTACTCATGAGTTACTAACTACCAAGTCAGTGGATGTGGGCCCCTGGGTCTGGTGCTCATACCTGAGGCTACCCAGGTCTTCCCGTTCCCTTTCAGGCCACCAGGCTGCCCAGTGTTTGGCCTCTTTTCTGCTGAAGTGTAGCTTGGCCAGGTCTGCAAACTGCTGCCTGTCTTCCTCGTTCCGAAAGCTGATGATTATCTTCAGGGGAATGAAGCCATTCTCATACTCCATCCCAGCATCAGCCCAGGCTGCTGCCTGGTTCAGGTCTGCAATTTCAGACTCGTTCCTGGTCACAAAGACCAAGTTGGTCAGCATCATTTCGTCGTAGCCTGTGCCCAGCAGGCCATCCATGTCAAACTCCTTTATTTCCTTGAGGATATCCGTAAAGAGTCTGTCATCAATTTCGGCCAGGTGGCCAATCTCATTGTCACCTGCCAGCAGCTTCAGGGCCTGGGGACTGTGAGGGTCAATGGGCAGCCTCACCACTGGGGCCTCCAGCCTCCCCATTTCCTCCAGGGCCCTTGCAACTCCATGGCCAGCCAGGATGGTGTAGTCCTCTGCCACCACAATGTTCCGGTAAACCCCATGGGTCTTGATGCTCTGGACCAGGTGGGCCAGTTGGTCTGGGGGATGCTGCCGATAATTCCGGGGGTGTGGCCTGAGCCTTGAGAGGGCTACAGTCTCCACAGGGTGTCCTGAGGGTCGCTGAGGGTCCAGTAGAGGCTCCTGGGGCATTCTGGGCTCAATGGAGGGCATTCTAGTGGCCATGGCTACCCCTCAAAGTCCCCCCGATGCGGGAACTGCTCCCGCAAAGTTCCGTG